GTGATAACGCCAGCTACATCGCCTGTAACATCGCCTGTAACATCGCCTGTTACGTTACCAGTAACTGTGCCTGTGAAACCATTGTTAGAAACAACTGGTCCTGAGAAAGTAGTAGTAGCCATGGATTCTCTCCTGTCGTGGCAAGTGTCAGAATGTGCATTTGCACTTTCTGTCAGGGAAATCGTTTGAAAAAGAAAAGGGGCCCGAAGGCCCCTAGTCTATTATGCGGCTCCGGGTGAGCCATAGATTCCGAGTGGATCTGATACGCCGAAGCTATAACGCTCACGAGCCTTATAGCGGACGTTTCCTGTATCGAAATCACCGTCCATAGATGTCTGCATTGCAGTCCTCACGAAGTGCTTCATGCCGTTAGGAACATCTGTAGTCAAGAAGAACGCATCGTTGTCAGTCAAGTAGTGATTGACACGATAGCCTTCTGGGATTGACCCATTGGAGCGGATAGCGTTGAGATCGTTATCTGCTGTACCAACACGCAGATCTGTTTCGAGCAAGCGAGTTGCAACGAACATCAATGCAGGTGGAACAATCAGCTTACGAGGACGGGCCGCGATCAAAAGACCACGCTCATCAACATAACCTGCGATATCGATCACAGCTTGCTCAAGTGAAGTTTCGTTCAAGTCAGCCGCAACTGATGGACGGTTCGCATTGGTACCGCCAGATACAGTTGGGTGTGAAGCGTTGAACAGAGTCACGCCGTCACCAGACTGGAATGTATCGAAACCAGTGTTGAGCAAAGATGCCGCTTTTGTCTGCTTTGTGTACGCCATTGCACGAGCAAGTGCCTTGGTGTAACGAGCTGACAAAGAGTCATACAGGTTGTCTTCCATCGCTTCTTCAGTGATAGAGAAACCCATGCCCACTGTTTCGTGGTTGTAACGAGCAACGAAGCTCTCCTGAGCTGAATCATAAGAGATCGCTCCGCCTTCAGGCTTAACTGGCGCCGCGCCAAAGCCTGATAACTTCACTTCTTCTTCGAATGAACGCTCAGAGTTTTCTGTTTCATAGATCTCAGCGTGCTCGTTTTCGTACTTACCGTACTCTAAACCGAACAACGCATTGAGGCCGGGTAGTAGCTCTTTAAGGAGCTGGGCGCGTGTAATAGCCATGTGTTAGCTCCTTATACAGCCGCTGGCGCCGCGTTAGTTGCCAACTGATGGAAGGCCGCGACATTATTGAAACGACAAACGAAGACTGGATAAGTTGTTCCAACCTCGTCACCTTTGACACCGCCACGATAATCGACAATCTTGAGCATATCTGTGGTTGTTGTGCCAATCGCAGAAATGTCCAATGCAATGCGAGACTGCTTGAACGTAGCGTTCGGTGCAGTGTTCACGATTGGAGCATTACGGCCATACACTTCCTTAGTGTTAGTGATTGCGCCATCTGCTTGGATTTCGAACAGTACATTAGGATCTGCACACACATACGCTACTGCGTCTGAAGCGGCGGTTCCTGATGGCCACAAAGAATCGTGGCGAAGCTGTCCTGAGTTAGGGTCTGTGTACTCACAACCCATGAAGATACCAACAAACAAAACGGCAGTGTCACCATCTTCACCGTCTGTCATGCGTTGGATTGTAATCTCTGTACCCTGATCTACGAGCTGTACAACATCACCTACAGCGATGTTTGCCGCGTAACCCGATGCAATCGGATACTGGCGGAAAGGCTCGAGAGAACCGGAGTCGAGACGACCAATCGGACGAAGTCCGAAGGGTGCGGCTACTGAAGACATATGTTTCTCCTTTAATGTCTACAATGCGGCACCCGAATAATTACGAGTTGCCGCTACCAAATGATACCTTTGTTGATCGTTCGGGCTTGAGCATCGGCATACGAGGATCGTTTTCACGGAGGTAGTTGTTGTCAACTGACTCCATTTGGCGATCATTCATTTCGCGGTGATACTCTGTCCGACCTTCGATGTTCTCCTTTGTGTTCTTACACAAGAGAAGTCCACCGACTTCAACATTCCCATCAAACCGGGAATCAATGTCAGACATCACATGTAGCTCTGGGTGGTCAGCGGCCTTTACAGGCTCCCAACCTTCACGGAATTTAGCAGAGACGTTTGTGTTGTCAGCTTGACCCATTGTTGATGTTCTAATCCAGCGATATGCGTAACCCTCTGCCTGTTCAGGTGTGGGTACTCGAGTCGCTGGGGCCCATGATTTCTTGCGCTCTGTTTTTTCGCGGGTAGAGGTTTCCCTTGGTGTACGGTTACTCATTACCGTGTCTCCTTCATGAGTTGCGCCGCGTATGTCTCTGGCGAGATCCCAAGGCGCTTGGCGAGAGCAACTTGAGACTGGGTCAACGTAACCTTGCGTGGTGATTTTGACGAACGACTCGCCGGGGCCACTACGGAGCCCTGTTGACGTTGATGCCCAAATTTGTGTGGAAATGC